AACTTCCTATCTCTAAAATCTCATCTCCGTCTTCACAGTTATATAATAGTTGATCATATGCCTCATGCATATTGAACCAGCCAGGTATCTTAAAGTAAGTGTGAATCATTTTATTCTTTCCTTTATAAATTCTAATATTCGTCTGATACTAATGCCATAACCAATTAAGGTCAAAGAAACTTTTTCTTTTGTATCTTGATCTGTAACTGTAATTGTGATGTCTCTATATTTCATTTCTGGAGATTTGTGAGACAGGGACTGTAATATTGCGGAGACAATATGAATAAAAAATATAGGAGGAACTTGCCTCACAAATCATGTGTATATTATATCCCAAAAAATGATAAATTTATACCATGAAATACGTTCTTATGATTTATCTTTGGAAAGATCTTCAAGCAGCAGGCAATATTTATATGTCAAGTTTTTGCAGTGGTCAGCTGTAACTTTGTGCATATAGTATTATAAATATAAATACAAAAATAAAAAAATAAATTAGCCGAAATGTTACGTAACACTATATATATATTACTATTATTATTATATATCAGTAGTTTGAGAGTGTTACGTGGGTGTAACGTGGAGTCCTAACGTAACGTTACGTTGGGATTACTTGGGTATTGTAATTGGGATAAATTCTCATAAAGTGTATTGTGATGACAGAATCCCACGTTACAGACGTTACAACGACGTTACAGGAAAGATTTGAACACTTTCCTGGTCTAACGCCAAAACAAGCAAAATTCGCACAGCTTATAGTCTTGTATGAAGGAAGAAAAACAGCCACTAAAATAGCAGAAGAGTGTGGTTTCTCTTCTAAGACCGCAAGACAACAAGCAAGTAATATGCAAAACCCAAAGATGTTTCCAAAGGTTGTTGATGCAATAAATCATTACCGTGTTCAGTTCTATCGTAAATATGAAACAAGTTATGATAAGCACTTGAAAAGAATGTATGAATTATCTGCAAAAGCTGAGGAAGCCGGCAATTGGAATGCTGCTGTTGCTGCCGAGAAAAACAGAGGTCAAGTGGCTGGGCTCTACATTGATAAAAAAGAAATTAAATATGGAACTATTGATAGTATGAGCATGGAGGAAGTAGATGCGAAGATTAAAGAGCTTGAAGGTCGGTTGTCAGGTGACTCTGCTAAAAAAGTCATAGATGCCGATTACGAACGACAAACATCTGAAGGGTAATTGGGCACATCAACGTGCCTTACTTTGGTTATTAGAAAAAGGATATTATGTATTTAATAATGTTTTTGGCACAGGACCTATTGATATTATTGCTGTTGATGATTTTGGTCATATTGAATTATTTGATGTAAAGCTTGCCGGATTTAGAAATAACAAAGATACGCTTGGTTCAAAGCAAATGATAAATAGAACTTTGAGTCCAGAACAGAAAGAACTTGGAGTAAAACTTTTATATGTTTTTGATAATGGAGAGTGTCGAGTTCAGCTTGATAGGTCTGTTTGGTTAAAAAAGCAACACGAAGGAAGAGACAAGAAAGGCAGATTTACAGCTAATGGCAGTAAAACAAGAGGGTAGATTTGCTAACACTTTACGATCAAACTGTAAGAAAATACACTTCTTAAAAATAGACTCTTGGTCTACTCCAGGAATGCCTGATTTATATGGTTTATTTCATCACGAGGAGAGTGGATTGCCAGGCACATTCTGGGCTGAATTGAAGTGTACAAAGATTAACAAGTTGGGACTGAGTCCACAGCAAATTGCCATAAATCTTAAGCTATCAGAGTACAACATACCCAATTATATACTTGCAAGAAGCCTCTCTCAGAGAGCCTTGAAAATTTTTCCAGGTTCCCTGGTTCAAGACGCAGCAACCGATGGTTTTAAGTCCATGAGCCATGTTGCGTGCTTCGAAGACCCATTGCCTTGGCCCGAAATTCAAAAATCCCTGATGCATGACCCCAGGTCCATGGTCCAGGTATTATAGTTCTGCAGCCGCGGCCCTGGGAGCTGGATGGAAAGTCCGAGACAAAAGTCCCCTAAGTCCGACCCCCACGGATTTCGATTCTTTAGTATAGAGAAGTTTCCCGGCGCGCTCCTGATTCAGCTCAAGTCAAGGACAAAAATCCCCGAATCTTGACCCCAAGCTGACCGAATCCTTAATATAGTTGGAGCTGGCGGGCCGCGCTCCTGAGTTGAAAAAATTTTTTTAAAGCTCTTGACATCCTGACATGTTGGGACTATATATAATATAAGGAGACATGAATCATGAGTAAATTTTACGGAACGATTAACGAATCAGCACGCAGAACAGTGCCCACGGCCAGAGGCCATCACAGCATCGGAACAACCGCAGCAAGCTGGGAAGGATGCATCAAGGTGCGTTTGTGGGAGGATCATGTTACAGGAGACATTTGCTTTAGAGTTGAACAAGCACCCTGGCACGGCCATGGGGTTCGACAGGTGATCGCCGATGGCATCGTTGGGCGTGAATGTTAGAAGCTATTTTGTTTGGTGTTATTTTGTGGTTTGCCGGGGTCTCAAGGCCCCTGGCTGCCTTCTCGATTTTTCTATTTTTAATTTTCGCTGCTGTTAGTGAAAGTTGGCATTTTGCCGGACAAATCCTTTAAAAATCCCTAAAGCCCGACCCCACGGCCCTGCCGCCTTATAGTATAGATCTTTCCCGGCGCGAGCGGGAAGTTGGTGAAGTCGCATTGACCATGATTCGTGATTACAGATGAAAAATCCCTTGACCTCGACCCCACGCCTTTTCTGTCCTTTAGTATAGAAAAGTTCCCGCTCGC